TTTTAGTTCATCATAACTCATTTTTATTTTTTTTCTTAAATTGAGTATTGCTTTACTATTTGAATCATACATGAATTTAGGTGTAAAAAGAGAATAATTATAGTTCTCATCTTCAAAAAAGAAATCCTCTTTTTCCTTTACTTCCAACCCAAGATTATATAAATAAAGAACTTTAAGTCTATTTTGCAAACTTGATTGGGTATATATTCTGTAATTATTACCATTTCCTCTACAATATAAACTTAGTAATGGTAAAGGATCAGGTAAACCAAACATTTCTATTGGTGTGTTGAACATATCATAAAGATCATCACCAAGATTGTTTGTCATACCTGGGAGAACAGAATAGGCTTCTGCCACACATTTGACATGCAATCTCTGGAAAAAATATAAAAAAGACTGATTACAACCAACTCTCATACATTCACCTACTCTAGATAATGCTGACTCCATATCATCTTTATAACTTGTGCATGGTAAATTCAAATTAACTTCCTTTGATTTTTTTATTTGTGGATAAATCATAATGCCATTAAAAGACATTTGGGAAACAAACTCCATAAATACATATTGACAACTTGTTTTCCTTTCACTATCATTATAACCATGCAATCTCATCATTATTTTATGCAATACTCTAAATTTCTCTAATTCATTTTTATCATGATATATTATAACTAGTACATAATCATCTGAATGTTCCATGTGTTCAACATGTAGATTACTATCAGGATAAATTCTCTTCCATGTACTTATTGTGAAATTTGTACAACATACTGCTTTGTAAGATGATGAGTAATTAAACATACCCTGTAAGAAATTTTGTGTGCTTTTTATTTTACCATTTTCAACAAGATTATGGTCATGTAACAAAATATCAGTATCATTGAGGGGGACAACTACTTTATTATAAATATCCATTGGTATTTGTATAGATTTTTCACTCCATGAATTAAATGTAGCTAGCAACATATTATACATATTATCTGTTATAAAATTTTTCAAAGCATAAACCATGCTTATAAAAGAACCCATTGTTTCAGCTGCTGACCATTTTGTACAATCACCATTCACAAAACACATTTTATGATCCCCCTCAAAAGGATAATTCATGTATGCTCTATCAATCATTTTTTGCATCTCAATCGTTTTCTTATCGCCAGGAACAGATATGGCTTCATTTGGTGAATTTTCTGACATTTTTTTAAAAAAATTCTCTGTACATCTAGCTAATGCTTTTGCACCTATATTAACAACATAAAATTCTCTTTTTGAACCATATTGTGCTTTTATACAAATATCAGCAATAACTTTACCTTTTTGGTTTTCTAAAAAAAAATTTGTTAAATCAATTGTTCTTTCAATACCAGGATTATTTTCTAATATATCTAATAATGTTTCAAACACTTTTTGTCTTGGTTTTGCATTTGAATAATAAATAGGGTGTGTTTTTAATCTAAATTTTTTTAATTCTTTCAATTCTTTTAACATATTTTCT